ATTATAGCAGAAAGTTAAACAATATGTCAAATAAAGATTTTAAAAAGAATTTACCACCTGAGAAAGACTTTATAAAACTACAAGATGATTTTTGCAAAGTTTTAGATGTTTTTGAACATAGAGGAAAAAAATTTACAGATGACAAGTCTATAAGAATATTAATGCTAACTTGTTTTATGGTTGATGTTTATGCAAAGTCTATTCTTAATGAGAAAGACTTTGAATTTATGAAAGATAGATTAGTTTTTACATTATTAAATGGTAATCAAGTGGTTGATAGTGAAGATATGAAAGATAAGGTGTTGCATTAATGAATTGGAAAGATAAAAGAATAAAAGCAATAAACAGATTGTCTAAAATTAAAGGGTGGAATACTAGCTCAAGTAATAAATATTTTGATGAGGTGCAAGAAATTTATAAAACAAGCGCTAATTCATTAAAAGAATTTAAGAAAGAGTTTTATGGGACTGAGTAAACAAAATTTAATTTATGACGAGGCAGAAAGAATTGTAAATGAAAATATTGAGAAAGTTAAAAACAATAAGATAGATTTAAAAGAGGCTTTAAAAATTTGTAAACAAGATAAATATGTAAAACAAATTTATGAAGATAGTTTAATTGATATGATTTTTTCACACGAACTTAAAAAAGAATTTGATTATGGAAACGCAAGTGAGCACTAAACCAAACATGAACACTTATTTAGATTATGAGGAAAAAACAAAATGAATATAAGTTTAAATTTTAATACACTTAATTACGATACAATAAAAAAGATAAGAAAAGCGATTACTGAAAATTTAATGGACGAAGAATATATTGATAATTCTGATAATTCATATTACGGAGCTTCAGAAATTATTACCATAGAATTATGCAAACATTTAAAAATAAAAAATATTGAAGAATAAAGT